TCTAGGTGTTCGATACAGTAATACTTAAATTGACTTTCATCACAACAAAAATGTTGCTCGTCTGCGATTTCATAGAAATCGGTTTTGTCGATTATGTTTAACATAGTTTTCCTTTCGTTTGTTTATTTAGTTATTGTATCAGTTAGCACTGACAAATTTTGTGAGGGTTCTTACTTACGACATTGGGCGAGGACTCCCTCTAAACTGCCCCTGTTTCGATTTTATTTAATCGGAAGTTTTTACGGCTAAATAGCGATAAGTATCTTTTAAATTTAGCGGTGCTGAGTAATGAGGTCTAACCTGAACCTTATAAGTTTCGCAATCCGCATACCATACGGAATTATCTTTTTCCGCTGAGATGATTTCACCCTTTAATGATTTTGAGTGATAGGTTTTTCCTACAAGTAGGCTTTCGATTGTATAGACATTTGCTGACATTTGAGTCCGCCTTTCGTTTGTTGATAGTAGCAATTATAGCCTATGGCACTGACATTTTCTAATTACTAGCCAGTAATTCCAAATAATGAGACGCTCAAGCCGTGTGATAAAAATCACAAAATCTCGGGCGTGTCGGAAAATTCCAGGGGGTTGTGGATAACCCCCGTAACCCTGTGGATAACCCCGCTCTTTTGCGGGCGCATCAACTTTTGTCAAGTCGACACGCCGTTACTTATTCGAAATCTTTAAAAATTTCTTCAAGCTTTAAGATTTGCTCATCTGTTAAATGATCAATTTGAATTGATTTTTCAAATCCAAAAAAATCTGTCATTCGCTCATCAACCTTTCTAAATCGTCTGCGTTATCTTTCATGTAATTATCTTGAAAATCTAAAAGTGCCTCATTGTAAGCAATCGGGTCACAATCTTTTAGAATTTGGGAGGGATAAAAAACAGCGTTACCCATTTCATAGACGGGATAACAATCATCAAGCATTTCATCAAATAATTGTTTAATCGCAAAAGTAATTTCGAAATCTAGCATTATGCGTTTTCCTTATCTTTTAGTATTCCTAGAATAATCTCTAATTGTTTAGTAGAAAGAAGTGCTTGAGCACAACCCCACTTAAAGGCTAAATCCATTTCGCCATAGTGTTTTTTAGCAAGGTCGGTTATTTCTTGCGTTACCTCAAAATTACTTTTCATTTAGTTAAACTCCAATCTGTCCAAAATGGTAAGCGGTCATAGTCATCATAGATGTAAAATCTATCTATGTTCATTTCGCAAGTTTCGCAAAATGTGTATTGGAAATCTCCGACATTAGAAATGGACTCCATGTGTGGAGTATGTGTATGTGTATTTGTTAGTGTAGTCATTTTGACCACCTTTCTTTTTCGTTATAGTGGAATTGTAGCATGGGGGTCTGACATTTCTCTACTTACTAGCCAGTAATTCCAAGATGTGAGACGCTCAGCCTATGTGATAAATATCACAAAAATTCTGGGGTTTTCCACAGATGCCCGTAACCCTGTGGATAACTCCCGCAAGATTGCGGGCCAGCTCGACATTGTCAAGCCGACACGCCGTTAGGCTAGTGTGACTCTTGCCACATCTCTCTCATCTCTGCTTTAAAGTCATGCCACACGATCCTCGCCATGTATAGGGCGGGGAGGGCAAGGGATAACTGCACTAGTGTAGTAAGTAGTCTATTCATTACGCATTAACCTTATCTCTTAGTGATTGCATAGCGCTATCTATTTGATTATACGCATTAGCGCATGAGTAGCAATAGGTTTCGGTAATGATACCGCCTAATAGCATGGCATCTATTCCGCTATAAACTAAATCGGTATTGTTGCAGTTAATTACTTTACATTCTTTCATTATGCGGTCACCTTTATGTCCATTACATTAGCGGTAAACTTTTTACCCTTGCCTAGTTCGCTATCATTAAGCGCATTTATTAGATTGTCGATTGCTTTTACATCTGTTGCGACATTGTCAATAGAGATTAGTTTAGAGCCTTGCCAAATTGAGTAAGTGATAGTCATTATTAGTTCTCCCATGTTAGTTCGTATAGTTTTGCTAGTGCCTCATCATCTGAGTCATCAAATTCATCTAGTGGAGGTTGTTCCTCATCTACCTCATCAAGGTATGCGTATGCGTCTGCGACATCTGATTGGATAGTGTCCCACTTAGACACGCTGTTAGTTTCGTATGAGTATGCGTATGACATTATTTATTCATCTCCTCTGAGATAGCCTTAGACTTAGTTAGTGCCTCTAGGGCGATTGCTAGGGAGGCAAGGCGTTGAGCCTCTACCATTTGCTTGTATTCATCTAGTGTCATTTATTCTGACCTTTCGTTGTTGTTATGTTGTAAGTGTAGCATGGGGGTCTGACAAATTGGGGAGGTTAGCCTATCGTGTCGGTGTGATACTAGTCACACTCTCCACAAGGGCATTGAGGAAACTCTCGCTCTTGCTTGATACGATTAGCAAGAGTCATGACCTTGTTATAGGTCTCGGCACTAGCACCACGGAAGGAAACTAGTTCGCCATTGGCAACCATTTCAGCACCTAAGCGAATTCGTTGCTCTAGGTCAAGATGACCAAAGCGAGAGTGTTTAATTGTATTTTTATCTAGTGTAGTCATTTGAGACCACCTTTCTTTAATTTGTTTTTCTTTATACCTTAAGCATAACATGGGGGTCTGACAAATTGCAACTTATAAATGCGTACAATTCGGACATTGTGAGGTAAGTCACAAAAAAATCGTGTGAGATAGGTCACAAATGACCATTCATTATGGGCGCACTATCCGAAATGTCCGTTTTGCCCAAATCGTGTATCATACATGTAAAAAATATATTAACATTTTCTTAAATCTGAAAAAGCAGTTGACTAGAATATATGGCGGTGTATAATAAGAGCATGGAACCATATGCATCTATAGTTAAAAATCAGATTGATCAAATTCTAGAAAAAGAACCTAATGCGGTTCTAATTGAAGATAACATAGTTGTATTAAAAAACTGGCTATCAGATGATCTTTGCGACAAACTAGTAAGCCATGTAGAATCATTTGGAGAAGATATCTGGTGGGACAGAAATAAAAGAGAATGGTGGCATGGCAAGTTCTTTTTTATAGAAGATCCAGAACTTGATGAAGAGCTAAAACATATGCGTATAAGGCTACAGGAGCTCTTTAGACAGGAGCTTTGGGTCGAAAGCATGAACTCTGTTCATAGAATGACCAAGGGGCAGTCTATGTTCTTACATGCTGATAATTTGTCGGAATCACTAGGTATGGATAATAAATGCGTATTTGGTGTAACACACTATCTAAGCAATTTTGACGGTGGTGAAATATCCTATCCAAATGTTAAGTTTATGTATAAACCTGAAAAGGGAGATTTGCTGCTACATCCTGGATTTGAAAAATATGCACACTATACAGAAGAAGTAAAAGGTGATAGGGTTAGATATATTGTAGCTGGATTTGCTTCACTTCCAGAAGCGCAAGCATTAAGAGAAAATGACCAGCTATATGAGGGTATTAATGCAATTAAAATGTCTAGTGCTATAACTGGAGAATATGGCGAAAATGATTTGCCAAAGAATTTCTACACTTTGCCATTTGAACATTCGGAAAAAAAATAAATTTAAGTATTGACTTCAATAAAAGTTAAATGCTACACTTAGTTTGCTTTGTGGGGGCTTACCCTGAAACTCAATATGTACCAGATATAATCTGTGGGTATTTCAGGACTGCTTCTCTATCTTTCCAAAAAGTTAAAATTTGGGGGGTAGGGGGGCTTTCCTAAAATCTAATATCCCCAGATAAATCATTAAAAAACATAAAGAAAATACATAAGAAAAGGCGGGATAGAAAGATGAAGAATCTTATTGCAGTAGCCATAATAACTGTCATTACTTTTATCCTTGGCATACTCATACAGATAATAGGCTAATATAAGGGCCTATAGCTTAATCTGGTTAAAGCAATTGTCTTATATGCAATCGACTTTGGGTTCAAATCCCAATAGGCCTACTTGGTTTCTCATTTAATAAGGAGTATAATACTTATATGCTAGCTTATGATGTCCCTCTTTCCGCCCTCCTTTTTGTGATATGGGCTGGGTTACCAGCAGAATACACAGATCAGCCTACTGAGGAAGAAATCCTGGCATATATCCAGATGTTGAAGAATATCATAGATAATGAAAATAATGGTCTCTAATTTTCGGCTCACTTTTCGCCGCACTTTCTGAAATCAATAAGGAGATATGTTATGTCTATAGAAGTTGAAATATACAACGATAAAATTTTTTATTTTAAAAATGCAATACCTAATTCTAAAGAAATTCTAAAGTATATAGAATCTACGTCAAATGATATTATTACCGATTGGCTACCATGGGGAAATAAATATGCGTTTTCATTAGAGCAAAAAAAAGATTGGGAAGAATTAGGAATTACTCCAGAAGACTTTGGGTTAGCTAAATGTATATATGACCCAAACTGGTTTGACCCACATAAAAAAGATACTGAAAGTCATTGGGTATTTGAATCTATTAATAAAGCTGTTATAGATTGCTCAGATAAGTATGCAAATTATTTAGGGATAGACACTACCTTGAATCCTAGAATCCCATCGCCTGGGTATGTTATTGGTAAATACAACTCTATGCAATCTAGAGGACTGCACACAGACTGCCCCTATGATGACCTAGAGCACTCCTTTGTCATATATTACAATGATGATTATTCTGATGGATATTTATATTTTCCAAACTATAATTTACAAATAAAACCAGAATCTGGAAGCATCATCATGTTTAAATCTTCGGATCTAGATAATGAACATGAAGCTGTTCCTAATATAGGTTTTAAGTACATAACCCCACATTTTTGGAGAATGGGTCCATCACAAGGGTTTGTACCTTGGGGATTCAAAGATGTTAAATTACCAGAAGACATAACTAATGATTTTTATAACTTAGAAACAGTAGAAAGAAATAAAAAACGGATATTTGGTGAATGATGGATAAAGTATACTTAGATGAAAACATATTTTATATAGAAGATTTTATATCTAAAGAAGATATTGCCAAAATTCAAAAATCTATAAAGTCTAATTCTTACATTGAAGATTATGGACATTTAGCTCACACATCTTTAATTTTAACAGAAAAAAGTTTAGTTGAAACTTGGAATTTTTATTTATCTAAATTAGAGGATATTTTTAATAACTCAACCGAATGGTTAGTACGTCCATATACAGACTTTATCTCATTAATTAAATATAGAAATATTGATTTTTTATCAAAAGACACTCCTATAGAGTTTTTAAACTCGGAATATATAATGCCACCGCATGCAGATGACGTTTCATACGATCTATCTGAAAAAGATTTAAATGAAAGAAAGTCTTTTGTATCAAAAGGTTTAGTTATATTTATTAATGATGATTTTGATGACGGTGAAATTGTTTATGTTAATAAAGGCATATCTGTAAAGCCAAAATCTGGAACTCTAATTTGTCACCCTGGCACAAAAGAATACTCCCATGCAGTAAATAGATTTTATAATGGAGATAGAGTCATAGCGTCAATGTTTGTTCACAAAAAAATTTAATTATATAGATAAAAATAAAACCCCAATCAGAGGCGGATCCGATTGGGGTTTAGCACTTACGTGCATACGTAAGGAGTATTATCTCAACTTACGTAATTTTATTTTTTTCTTCTTATGCTAAAAAATCTAATAAAAAGATTTTCTATTCTACATTCAAAACATTTACAAAGTGACAAAACCTGGTTATCCATTCTAAAGTATGGAGTTTTCATGACTTGGCTAAAATGTTTAGGTGACATAAACTAATTATATCACTTTTATAATTATTGCTGAGCTAGTATATCATTTTCATCAAGCTTATTGTATATTTCAGACATAAAATAAACCATAGCTGGACGTGCTTCATTTGTTTTTGATTCTACTTCTTCTTCAGTCATTCCAGACATCAAAGCCATTTTTGTATTTATAGTCTCATATACTGCAACCATAAGCTCTACTACTGATTCTTTATCCTTATTCATTCTTTTCATCTTCCGCTCTAAATGCTGGGGAAGGTCCCAGCAAAAATCCATCTTCATGATATTTTACCATTTTTTCAATCTCATTACTACCCCCATTTAATTTAGCTATTAGGCATAATACATCATATATCCTATGGAGCATTATGTAGTTAACCATAGGGAGATTGTCTTCTAAATTATTACTCGGATTTTCCATCTTTTACTTTCATATCTTCAAGCAATTCATCTATAGTTGTTAAGCCTCTAGATTTAGCTTCTTCAGCATATTCTTTAACTACAATAAGTGCTTTTTCTGCAAGAAGCAAACCAGGCATATGCATACATGGTATATTCCTTGCTACCTTAGCTCTTAAAGCCTCATCAAATTCGTTATTTAGCGGCATTACTTACACTCTCCAGCATTTTTGAATAAACAGCACTTCCAATATAATTTTTATATTGGCAAGAAATACAGTATACAAATATTTTTTCTTTTTCGTCTTGATTAGAAAAGAGAAGACCTTGGTCTAATGGACAAACCATCTCTGACACAAGGCCTTCCCTTGACAGAGCTAAATACTTAGACACTACTTGTATCTTAATATTAACCCCTTACTCTTTTTTAGATGGAAACTTGTCTAACCACTCTTTTGTTCGAGGAGTTAAACCTTTCCATGACGACCAATCTTGACCGCCATTGGTCATATAATACGTTATCTCTGCGTTGATTGCTGGATCGAATAACGAGTAGTTACTATCCAGTTTGAATTTTTCTTTACGATCATCACCTAGGTTTCCCAACATGTTGATCTGAAAAATTCCATAGGAACTGTCTCCAGTTTTCCTGTTGCCGTTATAAGCCATTGGGCGTCCATTAGACTCCTTTTTAGCTACAGCCCACGCCATTTTAAGGGCGCTACCCTCAAAGCCTACAGCCTTGAGAAGTTCAACCAATTCTTTGTCTGTTAAAGACTCTGATGGTTTCCACACAGTATTGCTGAATTGCTCCAGCTTTTCCTTGTTAAGTTGTGCTTCGGTTTTTACTTCTGGTTTTACAACCAGTGCAGATGCTGATTGAATTATTTCTGGTTGACCAGTAAATAAAAACAGTACAGCTACTGCTATTGCAACATAGTGATGTAAAACATCGCTAAGTTTTTGTTTTATATTCTCCATAGGCATTTCCTCCAATAGAGATAACGAACTATAAGAATACCATTAAACTTTACAATATGTCAACCTAAAAATATGATTTTATTTATTCTAGTTAACTAATAATAGTGATTGTTTTAAAATTATTTTTTACCCTTCCTTTCTATAAAGAACTTTGGTAGAATAGGACTCTTACTAAATTTTATGTGCCATATGGCGGAAAAGAGACAAAATGACAAAAATAAAAAACTTTAATCAATCCTCAGACTACTTTGAGGAAAAGCCAATGGTAATGCTTCAGCCAAATTCTGATAGTGCATTGATAAATAACCCATATGAAAACTTTATAGCTATTTCTAGATATGCAAGATGGATACCAGATCTTAATAGAAGAGAAACATGGAAAGAAACTGTAGATAGATACTTTGACTTTATGCTTAATAACTTGAAAGAAAATTTTAACTATACTCCAGATGATATATTGCTTTCTAATCTTAAGGATGCTGTATATAAGAGAAATGTAATGCCTTCTATGAGAGCTGTCATGACTTCTGGTCCCGCCTTAGAAAGAGATAATGTTGCTGGCTATAACTGTTCTTATTTGCCAGTAGATCACCCAAGAGCATTTGACGAAACCATGTATATCTTGATGTGTGGTTCTGGAGTTGGTTTCTCGGTAGAATATAAATATATTAATAAGCTCCCGTCTATTCCACAATCTTTAGAAAAAGTCTCTGATGTTATTGTTGTAGAAGATTCTAAAACTGGATGGGCAACAGCATATAAGCTACTATTGAAGAATTTGTGGGATGGAAAGATTCCATCTTTTGATGTTACAAAAGTTAGACCAGCAGGAGCCAGACTTAAAACTATGGGTGGAAGATCTTCTGGACCTCAACCGCTAGTTAACCTTTTTGATTTTACAATTGCAAAATTTAAGACTGCAGCTGGAAGACAGCTTAAGCCAATTGAAGCCCATGACATAATGTGTAAGATTGGCGAGGTTGTTGTTGTTGGAGGAGTTCGTAGATCAGCTATGATCTCCTTGTCTAATATCAATGACATAGAGATGGCGCAAGCAAAGTCTGGAAACTGGTGGGAAAACAATCCTCAACGTGCTCTTTCAAACAACTCAGTAGCGTATTCTAGAAAACCAGACATGGAGCAGTTTATATCTGAATGGAAGTCTTTGTATGATTCAAAGTCTGGAGAAAGAGGAATCTATAACGTTGCTGCAGCACAAAAACAAGCTGCATTAAGTGGAAGAGATCCAGAAATACATTATGGCACTAACCCATGCTCAGAAATCATATTGAGACCTAATCAGTTCTGTAATTTGTCAGAAGTTGTTATTCGTGAAGATGATAATGAAGAGTCAGTTTCTTTAAAAGTTGAGCTTGCTTCAGTTCTTGGAACATGGCAATCAACATTGACAAACTTTAAGTACATCAGAGAGGTTTGGAAAAAGAATACAGAAGAAGAAAGACTTCTTGGTGTATCTCTAACTGGACAGTTTGGAAATTCTTATTTTTCTGGTAAGTATCAGGCACACAAGCCAGAAGGCTACACATGCAGATATAGCTGTGAAGGAAATTGCAAAAATAAAGATCATATTAAAGAAGATGATCACCTACGTCTTGAGCATGCTCTACAAAGACTTAAGGTCAGAGCCAAAGAAGCAAATGTTAAGGAAGCGTCAAATATAGGAATTAACCCATCAGCTTCAGTTACATGTGTAAAGCCTTCTGGAACAGTTTCTCAACTTACTGGAGTTTCTTCTGGCATGCACCCTTGGCATTCTGAGTATTACATTAGAACTGTTCGTGGGTCTAAGGGAGATCCTATTTCAATTTTTCTTAAAGAGATTGGAATTCCAGTAGAAGACGATGTAATGAAGCCTAACGAAACTTATGTTTTTTCTTTCCCAGTAAAAGCACCAAATGGAGCAACATTAAGAAAAGATCTCACTGCCATAGAGCACCTAGAGCTTTGGATGATTTATCAGAAGGCTTGGTGTGACCATAAGCCATCTATTACAGTTTCTGTTAAAGATGATGAATGGATGGAGGTTGGTGCTTGGGTTTACAAAAACTTTGATGATCTTTCTGGAATCTCTTTCCTTCCATATTCTGATCATTCTTACAAGCAAGCTCCATATCAAGAAGTTGGTAAGGAAGAGTATGACGAGCTGGTGTCAAGAATGCCTAAAAGCATTAGATGGGAAGATTTATCTTTTTATGAAACAGAAGATGGTACCTCTATAAATGCTACACTTGCCTGTAGCTCTGATGGTAATTGTGAATTGGTAGATATTAGCGCATAGTGGTACAATTATATAATTGGGCTTAGGCTCAAAATTCCTGGGCACACCGCCTAGAAATAAGGAGGATCAAAATGGCAAAAGCTAAAGAAGATCTTAATGGAGATGGAAAGGTTACAATGCAAGAGAAGATTCTAGCAGCACTAGCAAGTTATGGACGTCATTTTCTAGGAGCGGCAATCGCCCTATATATGACAGGCAACACCAGCCCAAGAGACCTACTACTTGGCGGATTCGCTGCCACAGCACCCGTAATTTTGAAAGCACTAAACCCTAATGAACCATCATTTGGGTTTACCAACAAGTAAACAAAAAATAGTCGATTAGAAATACTCCTGTGCTAAAATTAGTACAGGAGTATTCCTATTTAGGAGACTATGGCAAATGGCAGGACAAAAGAATTTCGAAGTAGATCAAAATGCAACATTTAGTTTTATAGTAGAATATAAAGACGAAAATGACGATGCGATTGATCTTACTGGTGCATCTGCAAAGATGCAGGTGCGTGATACAAAAGGCGGCAGCAAGTTAGCTGTTACATTAACATCACCATCTGGCGGAATTACAATTGATGGACCTAATGGTAAATTAACTGTAAAAATGACACCAACACAAACAAGCAAAATCTTTTATCCTAAATCATCTTATGATGTTATGGTTGTAGATTCTAATGGGAATAAGATAAAGCTCCTTGAAGGGTTTATGACCCTAAATAGATCGGTAACTATTTAATGACTGAATCCGTAGTTGTTCGAGAGCAAATAAATAAAGTAGTAATTTCTTCTCCAGGTCCACAAGGACCAAGAGGAAGAACCATTCTAAATGGAAATGGAGACCCAGCAGCAAATTTGGGTCTTACTGGAGATTTTTACTTTGATATGCTTTCAGCTGCATTTCACGGACCAAAGCTTTCTGATTTAAATTGGTCAGGAGCAAGCAAAATATTTTTAACAAATAATACACTAGCGTATCCTTGGGAATTAACCCAAGTTACTGGTCCTTTATCTGGAGTGTATTCTGTTGTTATTAATCATGGACTAGGATATCAACCAAACGTAACAGTTAAGTCTAGTGCAGGGGATATTTTGGAAACTGGAATAGACTACAATAGTACTAATCAAATAACACTGACTATGGCTCAACCATTTTCAGGGACAGCATACCTGTCATAAGGAGATAGCAAATGGCAAGAAAATTTTTAGTTAGCGTTGATCTCAACAAGAATGAGTTGCTCAATGCTAGAATCCAAAACTTAGGCTCAGCGCCTTCAAATCCAGTATCTGGTCAAATATACTACAATACTGGCACAAATATTCTTTACTTCTACAATGGAACAGAGTGGACACCCGCATCTGGTTCTACAGAAGTAATTCAAGACATTATTGGTTCGTCCGTATTAGCAGGAACAGCTTTAACCGCAACATACGACGATACCGCAGGCACAACAACATTAAAACTTAATGATACAGCAGTAACTGCTGGATCTTATGGGTCAGCAACAGCAATTCCGACATTTACAGTTGACTCCCAAGGTCGTTTGACTGCAGCAGGAACAGTAAACGTAGCAACCAATCTTTCAGTTGCTGGAGACACTGGAACAGACACAGTTGACCTTCTTACAGACACACTCACAGTTGCTGGCGGAGAAGGAATTGATGTAGCCGTAACGAATAACACAATTACAGTATCTGCAGAAGATGCAACATACACAAATAAAGGTGTTGCTTCATTTAGCTCAACAGACTTTACAGTCACAGCAGGAGCAGTATCTCTTAATAAAGATCCAGTAATTACACTTTCAGGAGATGTAACTGGTTCTGCAACAATGACCAATTTGGGTGATGTAACAATATCAACAACAATTGAGCCAAACTCAGTTGTTCTTGGAACAGACACAACTGGAAGTTACATTTCAACAATTGCTGGAACATCTGGAGAAATTACAGTTTCAGGATCTGGATCAGAATCAGCAGCAGTAACTATTGGATTGCCAGATGATGTAACAGTTACTGGTAACTTAACCATTGGTGGAAACCTTGATGTTCAAGGATCTATTAACTCTATAAGCACAACAGAAGTTAATATTGTTGATAATAAAGTTGTTCTTAATACAAATGTTACTGGAGCCCCATCAGCAGATGCTGGTCTTAAGGTAAACCGTGGAACCTCTGCAGATGTAGAAGTTTTATGGAATGAGGCGGCAGACCAATGGACATTAACAAATGACGGTACAAATTATCATGAGATAACAAGAAAGTATAAGACAACTCTCAATACATCAGCAACATCTTATACAGTAACTCACAATTTAGCAACAAAAGATGTTGTAGTTTCTATATATGAAGTTGCAGCACCATATGCAGAGATTCTTACAGATATTGAGCATACATCAGACTCAGCAGTAACTATTAAGTTTGCAGTTGCACCAGCATCTGGAGAATATAGAGTAGTTGTAATAGGCTAAGTCAAAAATGAAACTTAAGTCTTCGTTAAACCTTCTAACGCTTGCAGAGAATCCATCTGCAGCTTTAGAAGGTGACGTATACTTTAACATTTTAACAAAAAATATTAGAATATACAATGGAGCAGTTTGGGTAGACATTACTCCTAAAAGCGATGACCCTACTCCATTTTATATGCACACTCACGCATATGATGGTTCAGTACATACAGTTAATACACAAAATCCTATTAATTTTAAAAATACTAATACAGCACAAAGCGTTTTAGAGACTACCCCGCTTGTTTTAGGATTTGACGGTGGTGGACCAGGTGATGAAGTAGATTTTCCTAGGTTTGAAAATCTATCATTACTTTCAGGAGGAGCACCAGATTCTTTATACTATCCCGAATCTGATAGTATTGTAATTAATGGTGGGGACTCTTCTGATCAATATTCACCAGTAATAAATGGAGGGGATTCAAGTGGCAACTAGAATTCAATTAAGAAGAGATGTAGAAGATGATTGGTTTAGAGATAACCCAATATTAAGATCTGGAGAAATTGGAATATCTTTAGATTTAAATACATTTAAAATTGGAGACGGACAAACTCCTTGGAGAGATCTTGATTACGCCTTGGCTGGCACAATTGATGAATATATTCCGTTAAATCAAAAATCAGTTCCTGGTGGAGTTGCAGCACTAGATTCTGCTGGCAAAGTACCAGATTCTCAAATTCCAGCAGGAATTGCAAGAGATTCAGAAGTATCTTTAGCAATTTCTACAGAGGTTGAAAATAGAAATTCAGCTATTACAAATGCTATATCAAACCTTATAGATACAGCACCTGATGCATTAAATACTTTAAATGAAATTGCCGCTGCAATTAATGATGATGCTTCATACGCTGCAACTATAACAACAGCACTAGGAACAAAAGCTAATTTATCTGATGTTACAGCAGCAACTGCAGCAGCAGCAGCAGATGCTACAACAAAGGCTAACGCAGCGCAAGCAGCCGCCGCATCAGATGCTACATCTAAAGCTAGCGCAGCGCAAGCCGCAGCAACTGCTGCAGCCGCATCAGATGCTACATCTAAAGCTAGCGCAGCTCAAGCAGCAGCTATCTCAGCAGCAGAAACAGATGCTACAACAAAAGCCAACGCAGCTCAAGCAGCAGCTATCTCAGCAGCAGCAACAGATGCTACAACAAAATCCAGCGCAGCTCAAGCAGCAGCAATATCTGCAGCAGCAACAGATGCTACAACAAAGGCTAACGCAGCACAAGCAGCAGCAATAACTGCAGCAGGAACAGACGCTACAACTAAGGTAGAAGCAGAAGCAGCACTAAGAGTATCAGGAGATGCAGCTTCAGTATCTACAGCAGCAGCAGATGCTACAACAAAGGCCAACGCCGCTCAAGCAGCAGCTATCTCAGCAGCAGCAGCAGATGCTACAACAAAGGCTAACGCCGCTCAAGCAGCAGCAAGCTCTGCGGCAGACACAAAGGTATCATCTGCAATAGCAGCACTTACAAAATCTTCAGTTGGGCTTGCAAATGTTGATAATACAGCAGATGCTTCAAAGCCAGTGTCTGCAGCACAAGCTACTGCAATCGCAACTGCTAAGTCAGAAGCAATTGCAGATGCAACAGCTCAGGTAAATGCAGTAATCGCATCAGCGCCAGCAGCACTTAATACTCTAGACGAGCTTGCAGCAGCACTTGGAGACGACGCAAGTTTTGCCGCTACAGTAACAGCTAATCTTTCATCTAAAGCCCCAATTGCCTCACCAACATTTACTGGTACAGTATCAGGAATTACAAAGACTATGGTTGGGCTTGGTAATGTTGACAATACTTCTGATACCAACAAACCAATTTCTTCATTAACTCAAACTGCTTTAAATGCAAAATCTGATAACTTAATATCTACAGCTGGAACAACAAGTACAAGCTATTCAATAACATCTTCTGATCTTTATAAAAGAATAGAGTTTAATTCGGCATCACCAATTACGGTTACTATACCAGCAGATATTACTTTAAACCTACCAATTGGCTCTAGTATTGAATTGCTTCAAGCAAATACTGGAAAGATAACTGTTCAGGGAGAGAGTGTATCTGTTTTAATTTATGGACCAGACAATCAATTTAAATCCAGAGTACAGTGGTCATCAATATTTATTGAAAAAAGAGCAGCAAACAGCTGGTTGGTAACTGGCGATACGGAAGCCTAATGAGAAGTGCTAAAAAGAAAAGGGTTGTTAACTCTAAGCTTAAAGCATATCAGCAGTTTTTAGATAGTTTTGGCGGTGTAACATTAAAAGCTGGATGGAAGTCTTACAGGGGATCCTGGGTTCTAGGTACTGGAGTTGCTATAAGTAGCTCAGACCCATCTACATATGCAATATCTGGAGTTAAGCTTTCGCTTCCAAATCTTACTGCATCTGCTGGAGTTACTGGTGGAACGGGATTAACATATTGGGTATCAGATGCTAATAGCTGGGTTGCTTCTGTTTCTTACAATACTACATCTACAAGCTATCCATGCAATACTGGTTTAGTAACTAATGGAAGTAATCCACCATCTGCAAATTGTTGTGGAGGCGTTTCAACAATAGCTGGATCTGCTCCATATCAGTATGCAGCACAATTAAACCCTGCTTATTCTTTTTCATATTCAGCGGAATTAAATCCTGCTTATTCATTTTCATATTCAGCGCAATTAAATCCCGCTTATTCATTTTCATATTCAGCGCAACTTAGCCCTTCTTATTCTTTTTCTTACGGTGCTGCATACCAGAATCCTTCTTCATCTAGCTACGCAGCATACAATCAGCCAGCATCAAGTTTTACATATAGCGCAAGCAGTTCTTACACAGCCGAAACAAGGTGTTGTGGAGTTTTTAATATTTCTAAGGATTTTTATCAAAGAACAAATGGAATACCTTTATGTTCTCAATGCAGCGGGCCATGTGAAGAAACATATTCTTTTAGCCAATGTTGTCCTTCAGGTACAACAAAATCAGGTGCAACATGTTATTACCCAGCCTCAGTTACACTGTCTTGCCCTTCTGGAGGAACCTTGTCTGGAAGTACTTGTACTGTAAGTACGCCAGCATCAACCACCTGTCCTTCAGGAGGAACTTTATCTGGAAATAATTGCATAGTTGATGTGCCTGGATACTACTATTGCCCTTCAGGTGGAAACCTAAGTGGGTCTACTTGCACTGTTTCTGTAGCTGCTAGCTACAGCTGCCCTTCAGGCGGTAGCCTAAGTGGGTCTACTTGCACTGTTTCTGTACCTGCTAGCTACAGCTGCCCTTCAGGTGGTAGCCTAAGTGGGTCTACTTGCACTGTTTCTGTACCTGCTAGCTACAGCTGCCCTTCAGGTGGCTCTTTGTCTGGCACAACATGCTATGTTGGCCCTGGACCAACTCAGTACAGCTGTTACACTCAAACAACAACGCAAACAAATTATAATTATTATTTAAATGTAATAAAATCAATCGGAGGAGTAGTAAGCTCAGTCGGTACAGATGTTGCATTGCCTTCACAGCCACTAGCAATAAAAGTTATTATTTCAGGAACAAATGTAAGATCTATTGCATATTCTACAATAGGAATGACTAATTCTATAGGAGAAAGATCAGACACAATTACTTCACCGAATAGGACAGGCGTGGTTGGAATAATAAAATCTCCGTCTCCATATAATCAAGGCTCGACAGTTTCTAACTTTTCTGCTACAATATAAATATAAACAGAAAGAGATAATAATGAAAAATCCATACATGAGGGGTGCCAGACCCTGGGATCTTTTTAATAAAGAGCTTGGAAGGGTAGATGAAGATTTAGCCCAAGAGCGACTTGAGATATGTAAAGTTTGTCCAGAGCTTATTAAAGCAACATCTCAGTGTAAAAAGTGTGGATGTATCATGAATCTAAAAACAAAATTACCAAACGCCAGTTGCCCCCTAGGTAAGTGGTCTGCAGTTAATCCAGATGAAAATGAGGAAATTATATAATGGAAAATCCACCAATTAAAGTTGCTTTTGTTATTGATGGCAAAGTTGTAGACGTTTTACACACAGATGAAAGACTCGCTTCAATATTTTTGAGTGACCCAGTAGTTATAGATGTAACTGAAATTTATGCCAACGGAGGAGTTGGTATTAATATGACAAACTGGGATTGGGATGGAGAGAATTTTTCATACCCAGCATCATCATCAATTGGCTCACCAACAGAAGAAGAGCTCTTAGCAGAAGATTTAGCAATAGAAGAAGCAGACAAGCAACTTTAATTATTTAGAAGGGTCGGATATGAAGAAAAAAATTCTTAAGTTTGCTATGTACGATGAAGTCTTTAGTCCGATAGTTCCAATAAAATCTTTAGTTCCTGACTGGTATAAGTCTATAGATAAGTTTAAAGATGGAGCAAAGCAGTATAGCCTTAACCCACCAAATGTAACGGTAAAAGTTTGTGGTCCATATATGGATTCAATGCTTACTGGTTATGCTTTAACTGCACCTATAGATTTTTTAGTTGAAATAGAAGATGGAAAGCCAAAGATTAGACATAGGCTAGATGGACGTTTTTTTGGAGAAAGATCTGCAAACCAAGAAGTTCCAGCTCCTCCAGGATTTTATAGTCAGCAGTTTGCTTGGGAGTCAAAAGTTGCAATCAGCATACCAGAAGGTTATAGTTTTTTGTTTACCCATCCTTTAAATAGGGTTGACCTTCCATTCTATACCCTTTCTGGAATAGTAGATGGGCCGTATGACATGCAGCCAGGAAACTTCCCATTCTACATAAGAAAAGGATTCTCTGGGGTAATTGAGGCTGGCACACCAATAGCTCAAATTATACCAATTAAAAGAGAGCCCTGGAAAGCTATTTCAGATTTAGATATCATTAAGGATGCAGAAAGAAACCATAAGCTTTCCAATAAGTCTATGATTGGCTGGTACAAGCAGAATATATGGCAAAGAAAGAGCTACGAGTAATACAAGCTTTTATAAGCCCCTTCTTAAAAATAAAAAATATTTAAATTATAATTTTTTATAATGTATAATTAAACCATAAGCAACACTGCCTGGAGGCAAAATGGCAACAAGTTACCCAACATCAAAAGACAATTTTACTAATCCTGCCGCAACTGAATCAATGGAAGGCCATGCAACGTTGCACGGCAACGTCAATGATGCAATTGAGGCAATTGAAAACAAGCTTGGCGTAAACGGATCAACAGATGTAAACTCGATAGACTACAAGGTTTCTCAGCTAGAAACAAGCTTAGCTACTCTTGATGCAGAAAACGCTTCAGAACTTTTGGGGCTAGATGGAAACAACGATCTAACTATAGACGGAATAGAAAACAAAACAGCTATAGATTCATTCTCAAAGACGGTATATAAGACAGTTAGATACTCCCTGCAGATTGATAAGTCTGTTGGAAACTTAACACACACTTCAACTATTGTACTGCTTAACGATGGAACCAATGTTTACATTTCAGAATCAGACATAGTGTCAAACACAGATTTATCTTTAGCTACAGTTACTTTTGAAGAAAATAGCGGTATAATAAGTTTGTGCGTAACTCCTGTTTCAGGATCAGTAAAAGTAAGATATTTTAGAACAGCATTAAAAGCATAAAAAAGCAGTAAAAGGGAGTCATATCAATGGCAACAGTAAATAAAAACTTTAGAATTAAAAATGGGCTTATCGTTGAGGGTGGCACAGCTACCGTTAACGGTTTTGGTGTATTAACCAAGGCCCAAGCAGACCAAGACTACATTGTTGGTATTATTGGTGGTACAGCAACTTCAGCCAATACAGCAAATACAGTAGTAAAACGCGATGCCAATGGCAATTTTGCCGCAGGAACAATTACTGCTACATTTGTTGGTAACCTTACTGGTGATGTAACAGGTACAGTTTCAAGTCTTTCAAATCATGACACAGCAGACCTTGCAGAAAATCCAGCAAACAAATATTTTACAGATGCTCGTGCATTGTCAGCAACAGCCGCAGCATACGATGCAGCAGGCTCAGCAGCAGCAGCACAGTCAGCAGCAATTACTGCAGCAGCAACAGATGCTACAACTAAGGTAGCAGCAGAAGCAGCACTTAGAGTATCAGGCGACGCAGCTTCAGTATCAACTGCAGCAGCAGATGCAACATCTAAGGCTAACGCAGCTCAAGCAGCAGCAGAAGCAACCGCAGCAGCAGATGCAACATCTAAGGCTAACGCAGCTCAAGCAGCAGCTATCTCAGCAGCAGCAGCAGATGCTACTACAAAAGCCAACGCAGCACAGTCTGCAGCAGCAACAGATGCTACTACAAAAGCCAACGCCGCTCAAGCAGCAGCCGAAGCAACAGCAGCAGCAGCGCTTTCATCTGCAATCTCAACAGAGGTTTCAAACCGTAACTCAGCAATTTCAACTGCAGTAGATTCATTAGTGGATGGCGCACCATCACTTCTTAACACATTAAATGAATTAGCAGCAGCAATCAATGATGATGCTAATTACACAACAACTATAACAACAGCCCTTGGAACAAAGGCTAACTCAGCTCAAGTAACAACAGATATCGCGGCAGCAGTTTCAACAGCCGCATCAGATGCTACTACAAAAGCTAACGCAGCTCAAGCAGCAGCAGAAGCAACCGCAGCAGCAGATGCAACATCTAAGGCTAACGCAGCTCAAGCAGCAGCAGAAGCAACAGCAGCAGCAGCGCTTTCAACACACAGCGCAGATACAACAAACATTCACGGAATTGCAGATACTTCACTTCTAGCAACTACAGCAAATGTAGCAACAGCAGTCTCAACAGCCGCATCAGATGCTACTACAAAAGCTAACGCAGCTCAAGCAGCAGCAGAAGCAACAGCAGCAGCAGCTAATGCAGCTCAGCAAAATGGAACTACATCATTTACAGCAATTAATTACAATGATGTTGCTAAGCAGGTTGCAGCAACAACTGGAAATATTGCGGTGGCAGCAGAAACAACAGCTATCTCATGGGTAGCAGCAGACTACAGAAGCGCTAAGTTTGTAGTAAAAGTAAAAAATGGTGTACATACTCAGGTTTCAGACCTAGTAGTAACCCTTGATACTGCAAATAACGTAGCAGTTTCTGAATATGGAATTACATATTCAAACGGAACAGAATTGGCTGCAGTTTCAGCAGATTATTCTGGATCAGATGTAAGAATTAGAGTAACACCAGCAAACGCTAACACAGAAGTTGTGGTTGTTGGAACGCTAATTAAATAATTAAATAAAGGTTTTGGGGGATTCCTTAAAAATCCCCCACAAAAACAATTAGGGGATATGTGAACTTAAATGGCAACAGTAGATAAAAATTTTAAAGTAAAAAATGGACTCAATGTAGCAGGCACTGCCACATTTGGGTCTAACGTCGTTTTAGGCGAAACACCCCTTAGATTTGATACAGCAACAAGCAAGCTACAAATACAGCTAAATGGAACATGGGTTCCAATAGCTTTCAATTCAGATATTCCAGATACAAGTACAACAATTAGTTTTATGGATATTGGATTAGCCATTGATTATAATGGTCAGCCAATATATACAGTACAGGCAAATGGAGTTACTCCTGAAGCAACAAGCAAGTTTGTAGATGGCGGATCGCCATCATCTACAGATGCCGATGTTTCTATGGTTTTTGACTCTGGATCTATATCTTAAAGCAATAAATGATACAATAAGCAGTATAAATAAAATATATAAGGGGTAACAAAATGGCAACAGTAAGATTACAGTTAAGAAGAGGTACAGAAGCTCAATGGGTGGCAGCAAACCCAACCCTAGCAGCTGGAGAAATTGGTATTGAAACAGATACTAATACATTTAAATTTGGAGATGGAAGCACTGCTTGGAACTCACTAAGTTATGCTCTCTCACAAACAGTAGACGATTATATTCTTCTAAGCACTAAGGGGGTTGCCAATGGAGTTGCTTCATTAGACTCATCAGGATTTATCCCATCATCTCAACTTCCACCGCTTGCTAAAGTAACCGTAAGCGCTGTTGCAAACCAAGCAGCAAGACTAGCATTGACAGCAGAAGCTGGAGATATTGCTATTCAGTCAGATAACGGACAGTCATATGTTCTTTCTGCATCACCTGCATCAACAGATGCAAACTGGAAAGCACTAGTTGGTTCAGAAGCTGTAGTCGATACCGTAGAAACAGCATTAGTAGCTGGAACAGGATTAGACAAGACATATAATGATGAAGCAGGAACAATTACAATTGATATTGATTCAACAGTTGCAACACTAACTGGTACACAAACACTTACAAATAAAACTTTAACATCTCCAGTTATTAATACACCAACTGGAATTACTAAGTCAGACGTTGGTCTTGCAAATGTTGATAATACAGCAGACTCAGCAAAACCAGTATCAACAGCACAAGCATCAGCAATTGCAACTGCCAAGTCAGAAGCTCAAGGATATGCTGATGAGCAAATTGGATTAGTACTTGGTGCTGCACCAGCAGCGCTAAATACTCTTAACGAGTTAGCAACAGCACTTGGTAATGACGCAAACTTTTCAGGAACTATTACATCAAGCCTTGCAACAAAAGCTCCAATAAATGCACCAACATTTACTGGTTCTGTAACACTTCCTTCTACAACAACCATTGGCGATGTAAGCAATGTAGAGCTAGGTTATGTAAACGGAGTAACTTCTGGTATTCAGGTTCAGCTCGATGCAAAAGCACCACTAGCCTCACCAACACTTACTGGTACAGTAACTCTACCAGAATCAACTTCAATCGGTGACGTTAGCAATCTAGAAATTGGTTATCTCAACGGCGTTACATCTTCAGTTCAAGGACAAATTGATGCTAAGTTAGCATCAGCAACTGCCGCAACAACTTACGCACCACTAGCCTCACCAACACTTACTGGTACAGTAACTCTTCCAGCATCAACTTCAATCGGTGACGTTAGCAATCTAGAAATTGGTTATCTCAACGGCGTTACATCTTCAGTTCAAGGACAAATTGATGCTAAGTTAGCATCAGCAACTGCCGCAACAACTTACGCAACACTTGTAGCACCAACATTTACTGGAAATGTAACTCTTCCAGAATCAACTTCAATCGGTGATGTTAGCAACCTAGAAATAGGTTACCTAAACGGAGTAACATCTGGTATTCAAATACAACTAGATGCCAAGCAGGCAGTTGTTGCTAACGTTTCAGATGTTGAAATTGGCTACCTTGATGGAGTAACATCAGCAATTCAAACTCAATTAAATACCAAGCAGCCAGTTGTTGCCAACGTTTCAGATGTTGAAATCGGTTACCTTGATGGAGTAACATCATCTATTCAGACTCAAATTGATACTAAAGCACCACTTGCTTCCCCAACATTTACAGGAACAGTAACACTTCCTGCAAATACAATTACTCAATCAATGATGTCAGATGATTCAGTTGGAACTGCAGAAATTATTGCAGCATCGGTAACTAGCTCAGAACTTGCAGTTGATTCAGTAACTGAATCAAAGATTGCAGATGGCGCAGTAACTTCAGCTAAAATTGCAAACGGAACAATCGTAGATGCAGACATTAATGCTTCTGCAGCAATTGCAACATCTAAGATTTCAGGACTCGATACAGCTCTTGGACTAAAAGCACCACTTGCCTCACCAACATTTACAGGCACAGTATCAGGAATTACAAAGACTATGGTTGGGCTTGGATCTGTTGATAATACAGCAGACTTAGCAAAGCCAGTATCAACAGCACAGGCTACTGCAATCGCAACTGCTAAGTCAGAAGCAATTGCAGATGCAACAGCACAGGTAAATGCAGTAATTGCATCTGCTCCAGCAGCACTCAACACACTTGATGAACTTGCTGCAGCACTTGGTGATGACGCAAACTTTGCATCGACAGTTACAACTAATTTAGCAGCAAAAGCACCACTTGCTTCCCCAACATTTACTGGTACAGTAACAGTTGCAGCAGCAGGAGTAGCATTTACAGATGGCACTCAAACAAAAGCTGGTGTCCCATCACTTACAACAATTGGAACTGAAATCTCAGCAGCATATAACCTGTCAACAGGTGGCCTTGCCCTAAGAGATCAACTTATCCCAGTTGCAGGAACACAGGCAATTACAATACCAACAAATGCAACAACAGCTTTTCCGATTGGTACATCAATTGATTTTTACCAAGCATCAGGAACTGGCGCAAACTTTGTAGCAGCAGATGGTACAGTTACAATTCTTCGTACACCAGGATTAAAACTAAGAACAACACATTCATCAGCAACACTTACCAAGGTAGCAGTAAACACTTGGTTGCTAGCTGGAGACTTGACAGCATAATTAAAAAAATAAAGATAGGGGCTAAATAAATGGCAAATAAGAGAATAGGTAGAAAATCCTCAGCGCAGGATAACTTCTTAGAACCAAGTGCAGTTACTTCCTTAACTGCAACAAATGTGGGTACTGGGCGGGCATATAATAATGGCGCAGCATCTCTTACATGGTCTTTGCCAGCCGCATCACCCCCAGCAACACTTTATACCATTACATCAACCCCAGCAACAACAACACAAACTACTTCTAGCACTAGTTATACATTTACTGGATTAGCAAGTGCCACGGCTTATACTTTTACAGTTGTTGCTTCAAACGCTGCGGGATCATCTCAGCCAACAACATCAGGATCAATAACTGCTACAACAGTTCCGCAAGCTCCAAACGCATCTGTTTCAACAAGTGCCGCTGGGCCAACCCCAGTCCCAGCTTCTGGCTTTGACAGAATTACTTTTTCTGCAAACGCTACAGGTGGAAGCGCAATAACTACTTTTCAAATTACTTCTAGCATTCGTGGATCTTTGTCTGCTTCTGCAACATCTCCATTTGATACAGCATCTCCAAACTCTGAAACTTATACTGTTTACGCAACGAATGCAAATGGACAGTCTGCTGGCACGACAACTGGAACTGTAGAAACTTTTACGCCACCACACTTCCCACCGTTCTTCCCACCGTTCTTCCCACCACATTTCCCACCATTCTTCCCACCTTTCTTCCCACCACACTTCCCACCGTTCTTCCCACCACACTTCCCACCGTTCTTCCCACCGTTCTTCCCACCACATTTCCCACCATTCTTCCCACCACACTTCCCACCATTCTTCCCACCATTCTTCCCACCGTTCTTCCCACCGTTCTTCCCACCACACTTCCCACCGTTCTTCCCACCACACTTCCCACCGTTCTTCCCACCGTTCTTCCCACCGTTCTTCCCACCGTTCTTCCCACCTTACTTCCCACCGTTCTTCCCACCACACTTCCCACCGTTCTTCCCACCGTTCTTCCCGCCACACTTTGTAGGAGGATCCTACTTCTGCCCATGGTGTGATTGCGCAGGGTCTAACTGGTACTGCTAATTAATACTAACTGGGGCAATAGAAATATTGCCCCAGGGTATTGATAAAAAATAAAAAATATTGTACAATTATTAAAAGGAGATATAATGCCATACTTTGGATATGTAAGAGACGGAATAGTCAAATACGTTCAGCTTGTAACAAGCTCTACCCCCGCACAGTCAAAATGGATAGCGCTAAATAGATCAGGAGTTATCTTAAAAGACTCAAGTAATTACGATGTAATGCCAGGAGACTTGTTTACTGATGGTAAATTTTATAAAAAAGACGCCGAAACTAATAATACAACTTTACTAGAAGATGGTGCATTTACTCTCCCAAACGCAATAAGAGTTGCTGGAATTGTTGATGGCGAAATAGTCGGACAATGGGGAATGGGAACAGAACTCTTTGAAAACATAGAAGAAGCTCATCAGTTTATTGATGATATAGTTAACTCTCAAATAGTTGAAATAGAACAAGAGCAGCAGTTTTTAGTTGAAAAAGGTTGGCTTTATGATGGAGTCAATTTTACTAACCCAGACAATGCTTGATGAGCAGCGATAGCAAAAAAAGTGCTTGGGAAAAGTATAAAGAAAGTCTAGGAGACTCCAGACCTTGGGATTTTTTAGATCCAAATACAAAATATGTAGATAAATCTGTATCTGAAAAAAGATACAGTATTTGTCTATCTTGTCCAGAATTTATAAAAACAACAAAACAGTGTAAAAAATGTGGCTGTGTAATGACTTTAAAAACTAAACTTAGTAACGCTGAGTGTCCAATAGAAAAATGGGGAAAAGAATGATGTATGAAAAAGAAGAGCTATTTCCAGGACTTTGGGTATATAGAAACGTAATTACTCCAGAGATGGATATAATTAATAGGCTAGAAAACGCTATAAGTAATTCCAAAGGTATGCATACTTGGAAAGAAGCAACAGTCGGATACAGAGAAAAAATGCCTGACTATAGAGATTGCGTAGACTTTAAATGGAAAAAGTTCGATGATGATTTTGGAAACAAATACAATACCGAAGTGAATTCAGTATGGCAAGATGTATATGATGTTCAGGCTGTTGC